CCGCCGCAGACGCAGCCGCGGCTGCGGCATTGGCGGGTGCTTGCCCAATAAGCGACGATGCGCCGAGCGCCAGGTCCGCCGCGACGATCGCGATCATGCTCGAGGCACCGAGCAGTAAATCAGCGCCCACCGCGAGGATCTTGCTGGCCCCAGCAGATAGGACGTCAGTCGCTACCGCCAGGAAACCGTTATTGCTCAGCAGCAGGTTGACCCAGCTCTTAGCAGATTTGGACGTCGGGTCCGTGGGATCGGGTGGCGTCGCGGACTGAGCCCAGGCTTTCGCCGATCCAACCGCCGCGTCCGTAATAGGCTTTACCGACAGCGATACCTGCTTGCCGTTCTGCCATGCGGCGAGCTGCTCGTCGCCCGCAAGAGGTTGCTGCGCGGGCGGGTAGTCGGGGATCGTATTTCCCATGATCGTGGCCCCTCAGTTGCCGACCGCGATCCAGACGACGCCGTCGCTGGTATCGGTGTTGCCGGTGCCCCCGGACTTGTTCAGGAAGCAGGTGAAGCTGCCCGTCGTGCTGCTCACGTACTGAGCCCAGACGTCGCGGGTGGCGGTTGCGGACGAATTGACCGCGATGGGCACCGCAGCCCAACACTTGGTCGGAAACGCGGCATCGAAGTTGATTGTGAGGCTCTGTTCGTTGAGCGCCGCCGAATACTGTCCGCACTTCAGAATAAAGCCGCCCGGCAGGGGAAAACTGACTTGGTCGGTACCGATGTGAACGCCGCCGGCGCCATTTGCCACGAACAGAACTTGGAGTGCCGCGAGCAGCTGCGCGACGTTGGCTTTGTCCGGCGTAATTCCCGCCGCTTCGATGACCCCGACCAATTCCTCTTGGACGGCGTTCGCCCAGTCGGGGTCGAGCGTTGTGTAAGGCGTGCCCGTAAGCAGGTCGCCGCGCGCGAAATAGCCGGGAGACGCGCCGCCGGTGCCCACCGGCAGAGGGGCCGGGAGCGCGGCCGAACGGGTCGGCCCATCAATTCTGTTCATGGAACCTCTAGGCGTTGAGGAAGATCAGGGTGCCTTCGGCGGGCTGGATCGCCTCCAGCTCACACTTGAGCACGGCGATCGGCAGATCCCCGGTAACGGCGTCGATCGTGACACCCCAGACGAAGGCGACATCGTCGTCGGCAACCGGATTGCCGACGGTGCTGATGCCCACACGGAAGGGTGCGTAATTCGTGATCGAGATCATGAAGCCGAGCGCCGCGGCGAAATCGATAAAATGCTGCCGCGATTGGCCGCCGGCGTTTACGAAGCGGCCGCGGACCTGGTCGCACCGCTGAGCGAACGTGGGCGCGGTACCGGCGCAGGGATCCGGCAGTCCGAGGGTGGCCTCCCATTCGGGAAGCAGCGGCGTCAGCGATCCGGGCAGCGACGTCTCGAGCAACATGTTCGCGTCGCCGTCCGACCGTTCGAACGTCTTGCCGATCGCCAGGCGAACGGCTTCCTGCACCGTGCCGGGCTGCTGGGGCCAAAGGCGGCCGCGTGGCATCAGCCCAAGCGCTGCACCGCCATAGTCGGCGGCCGCATAGCGGGGAATGCCGTCAACGACGGGTACCGGCAGATTAGTCGGAGCGCGCCGAGGGACCGGCCGAGGCGTTGGTGGGAGGACCGTGCCAGGCGCGACGCCCGCCGGCGCGGCCGGAGCGGCCGGTGCAGTGGAAATAGGTGGCTGTGGCGGTGCGGTCGGATCGATCGGCGTGTAGTTGGGCGGCCCTTCGTATCCGGGATCCGTGTCGAAGATCGGATAGGGTAGCGCCATCAGATGAAGACCAGCGAATCGATCGTCGCGAGCGCGCCGGAATTCGACTGGACGTTGCCGACGCCGCCGCCGCCGATGATCGATCCTGCACTGCAGGCGATATCGGTGATCACAAATCCGTCGCTGGCGGGTACCGTCGCGATCGCGACCTCCAGCGTCTTGAGGTAAGTGATCCCGCCGGGGACACCGGCGCCGCGCAGCGCGGCCGCGCAGGCCGTCGATATCGCTGTCTTCGTCGCGGTCGTGGCACCGCTCAATCCGGAAACCGTGATGGTCAAGGCATTGGGGATCGGGGCGACCGCATAGACAAGGGCGATCGTATTCTGCAGCGGGAAGACGTAGTTGGCGACCGCGAGCTGATCACCCGTCGCCGGCGTGGCGCGGTCCTCGTAAGCGGAGCAACCGTCGGTGCCCTGGGGAAATCCGTTATGCGCGGCCTGGGCATCGTCCATCATGAACAGGATCGCGAGCGTCCCTGGGCCCATCGCGTTACGTTTGAGCCAAGCGCGGGTCACGCCAGGCACCTCGAGCGCCCAGGCAGGATAATCGGTCACCGCTCCGCCTTGTGGCGGCGCGGCATAGCGCTGCAGCATTCGCGTGCGGAGATCCGCATCGGTTTCGACGTCGGCTCCGCCGGTGATCGCGCCCACAGCCGCGCCGGCACCTGTCACGCCGGACACGCCGGCGACCAGCAGCATCGTCGTGCCGTCGATCGCATTGCCTTCGATACCGGCTTGGTCGGCGGTAAAGTCGACCGTGATCGTTCCGCTCACGACGTCAGCGTCGTCTGTCGTGGTGTAGGTGAAGCCATCAGATCGTGCGATCACGGTAGCCGCCGGGATGCTCGAGCCTGCGGTGGCGGGGAATGCGGCCGAGCCGATCGCGTAGCTGGCAGCCTTGCGATTAACGCCCTTGAACGCCGCCCACCCTTCCAGGAACTCGCCCGTTGCCGTGAAGGGCACGGCATTGAGCGCTACCCAGTCGATATAGCCGTAATGCTCGTTGGCCATGCCAGCCACGACTTCAGAGACCACGCCGATGTTGGAATAGCGCAGCCGCGCGTCGATGCCCGGAAGATTGGCGTTGATGTCGTCCTGCGCCTGGGCCCGCAGCGCGCCCAGGTTTGGGCGATCATATGGCATGTCAGAGGTCCTCCCAGAGCACGGCAAAGGCGAGCGCGCGCTTGGTGCCGTCGGTCCGGCGGAAGCCGACCCGAGCATAGAGCTTGCCCGGGTCGGGTGTCTCGAGCTCGACATCGATCGCGACGACGACATCGTCGTCGATCATCCAGGCAAGCGCCTGTTCGATATCGTTCTTGATCAGCGCGCGGGTGATGTCGTCGAGACGCGACCGCGCGCGCAGCCAGAGCTTTGAGCCGATCGGACCGGCCCACCATCCCCGCGGATCCTCTTCGCCCAGCGGGAGCTGGTCGTCGGGTCCGGCTTCGGCATCACTGAAGAGGCTGATCAGCGCGGCCGTGAAGAGATCGTCATTGGCTGCCAGGATGCCGCCGGCGGTGAATTCGGCATCGACCGGCCTGCCGTTCTCGTCGCGGACGCTGTTGCCGTCCTCGTCCGTCCAAGCGACCGAGCTGGCGGCAAGGATCGACCAGTCGCCGAAGGATCCTCCGGCGTTCCAAACGGTGGCAATGTCGCTCATCGATGACCTATGCGTCGTGGTCTGTCAGACCGGTCAGGCCGCCGCCTGTCGCGACGCCGCTGTGCTTGTGGGAATGGAAGGCGTCGCGGACGGCGTTGAGGCTCACCGGCGTCCCGCTCGAGCGCGAAACGACGTCGCCGGTCACGTGAATGTCGCCTTCGAACGTGCAGGTGCTGTAATTCTTGATCACGGCCGCCTTGCCGGCGCAGTCGATCTCGAGCCCGTCCGCGGTCAATTTTATGATCGCGCCGCGGACGTCGTAGAGCGCGCTGTCGCCAGGCTGGAGGTTCTTCAAACGGGAAGCCGAATGGTGGGTCGCGACGACGAATGTCTGGCTGCGATCGCCATCGAGGTGGATCATCAATACGCTGGCGTCGAGCGGGGGCACCGAGGCGATGCCGAACTGCGACAGCCGGAAAATCTTGTCGAGAATGCGGTCTTTAAAGCCGGTCCCGCTTGCACCCTGCGTGACCTGAAGAACCTGCGCGTCGCCGGTATCGTCGATCGAGGTGACGCGGCCAAAGCCAAATAGCCGGCCGAGGTTCATTGCGACGATATCCCCTTCACATCGGCCGCATTGACCGGCGCCACGACAAACGGCTCGGGCACGAATGCTTCGCGCGGCATCAGCAGGAGGTCAGCGGTGGTGCCGCTCGCGTTGTTTCGGCGGAACGTCACCTCGGAGAGGATCAGCTCGGCGCCGGCGCGATTGCCCGGCAGGTCGACCGGAACGATCGTGTTGGGTGCCCACAGGGCGCCGTCCTTGTCGCGCCAGCTGTCGACCGTTGCGTGAACGACGTGCGATCGGCCCGATCGCCGCGCCATGTCCCATAGCGCCTTGGTCTTGGTGAACTCGGTGATGTCGGCCGCGACCGGCTCGGTCACCACGTAGAGCAGCCGATGCCGCGGCACCTGCTTGTCCTGGGCGGCGAAGAAATAGGTGTCCCCCGGTCCCTTCACCTCGGCGATCGCGTTCAGGGTGGCGAAGGAAGAGCAGACCAGGTC